GCAACAGGTTCAAACGCCCGCAGATCCAGTGCAAGACTTATCCGGCCCAACTGCATAAACATGACAAAACAGGATACACAACTTGAGAAGCTGACAAATGCAATCGAGAAATTGTTGGCAAGGGAAGTTGCCCCTATTGCCCCCGTCTTGCCCGTGGCTCCTGTGGCTCCTGTTGTTTCCACCAATCCTGAAGACCACAACCTCCTCTTAGGAGTGGTTGGAAAGTTGGAAACTGTGAATGTAAAAATAGATGTACTGTCGAACGACATATCAGAATTGAAAAAGGATAAAGACATATTTGTAAGCCAGACACAACATACTGAAGTTGTGGAGCGCATAAAGAGGTTGGAAGACATATCCGTTGCACTAGTTTCATTCAAAGATACACTAACAGGGAAGATGGTTGTGATGACGGCAGTATCAGGCTTCTTGGTCGGGATTCTGATGTTAATAATTCAGCATTACTTTAATTTAGCTAAATAATATGACAAAACTACCCACACTACGAGCCAAATACGGAGAACAAATCGGAGTAGAGCTGTTCTTCTCATTCCCTGAAATACAAGATGAGCAACGCACATTCCTAGACGCGGACGCAGTAGCAGGTGTGTCCAGCTTGTCGGCAAATGGTATAAACTTCTCCATAGGGCAGTACATTGTCATAGGACAACCCGGCGCACTCAAGACCGAGATAGTGCAGATTCATACGGCCACAGCCCCCACAGCGACCACGATCACCCTCGCAGGAGCGACTTCGTTCCCTCACAACCGGGGCGATATAGTGCGTTTCATACCCTACAACCAGATCACGCCTTCCGAATCGACTGACGGAGGGGCTACATACACCCCACTCTCTGCTATAGCGATAAGGGCAGATTCGAGCGAGACATATCTCAACCGTCCGGCCGGGTTGTCCACGTATTTCTATAAGTTCACTCTTACCAATGGGGCGACCAACAGTGCCTCATCAGACGCTATCCCTGCCACGGGATTCGCGGATAATACTATCGGTTCAGTAAAGAGGCGTGCATTGAGGGCGATGGGCGAGGTAATAGGCGACCTTATTACTGACCAAGACCTCAACGATTGGCTGTATGAGGCACGCCGGACAATGGACCAGCAACCTTCGATATTCCGATTCACGTTCCGCCAGAGCTTTGACACGATAATCGGTCAATGCCTTTCAGGTGCATGGACTGTGGCGGCGCCGGCAGACCTGCGTGATAGGAACACATACAAGAATATCCTAGGGATAAGATTTGGCAGACAGAATCGGCCGTGTATCTATCAGGATCGTGTGAGGTTTCAACAGAATTATTTGAATGTTGCACACAGTACGCTTAATGGAGTGGTAGCATTCGGGGCGTCTTCCATCACGTTGGTATCAACCCATGACTTCGACGACAAAGGCTCACTATCGGTCGCAGGCGGGGCTGTAGGCACTTTGCACTCAAATATCGCCTATACGGGCAATAATCGCGCCACGAACACCTTGACAGGTGTGACAGGGGTACCAGCAGCCGGATACATCACAGGATTGGATGTCTGGCAGAACGCCAACTTTATGGGGCTTCCTACGGCCTATACGATAGATTCGGGGGTATTGAAGTTCGATGTCCCGTTCTATGATCAGCTCGATGGTAGGAACATCATCATGGACTACTACAAACAGGTGCCAGTGATCACGAGCGATTCTCAGACATTTGATGAGGATTTTTATGATATGTATATAAGTTTTCTCAAATGGAAAATCGCCTACAAGAAAGCAAACGGCAAGATTGATAAGGATAGTAATTCTGACTGGAAAGATTGGCAGGTTGGTATGGCGATGGTAATTGCCCAACAAACTATATCACAGAAAATCAATTTTGTCCCAGATGTCGAAGGCTTCTTGTCAGCGACTCAATAATATGTTATAATAACACCATGATAAAAGGATCAAAAATGACAAAAGAGTCTAGGTTAAAAGTCTCCCTTGCCGGAATGGGAAGGAAACATAGTGCTGAAACAAGAAGGAAGATGAGTGAATCTGCAAAAAAGTTATTTACTCCAGAAAGAAGAAAAATATGGGGTGATAGATTAAGGGGAAACACTTTCTGGATTGGTAAAAAGCATACACAGGAAACTAAAGAAAAGATGAGAAAAAATCAGTTAGGAAAAAACAACTCATTCTTTGGTAAAAAACATACTGGAGAAATAAGAGAAAAATGGTGTAAAGATAGATCTGGTACGGGTAATGTTAACTGGCAAGGAGGAAAGTCTCTTGAGGGATATTCAACAGATTGGACAACTACTCTCAGACGAAGCATCAGAGAAAGGGACTTTTATACATGCCAAATATGTAAAGAGCCACAAGGTGATATAGCACACGATGTCCATCATATTGATTACAATAAAAAGAATTGTAACCCATCCAATTTGATAACCCTTTGTCATGGTTGCCATTTGAAGACAAATTATAATAGAAACGATTGGTTAAATTACTTCGGAACACGCATTAATTAACATGGCCAAAGACAAAGAAACAAAAATCCCAATCCTCCCGCCACTCGTGCGTAAGTCGCTTGAGAGCGGCCTTTTGACTGAACTGGCGGTTGGGGAGAATAGACGACCAGAGACAAGTGTGAGTGAGGCAATAAACTGGGATTTTCAAACCATTGGCCCAGCTAGGACTCGTGCTGGTATTACCCAAGTTGGTAACACCCTTTCAGGAAACATTCTCGGTATTCATCAACTTATAGACACGGTAAACGTCCCCGCCACAGGTACATCTCTAATTTGCGTAAACGGTACAGTAGCATATTACCTATCAGGTGGCACATGGACTTCAAAACGCACAGGATTGACTGCTGGTGCAAAAGCTCGCTTCACTGACCTATTAAACATCACATTCATGGTAAATGGGGTGGATGCAACAGCTACATGGGACGGCAACCCTTCTAATTCATTCGTGACCACAGGCTCTGCTTCGGGCGCACCGATAGGAAAATATATAGACACTTTCATTTCTCAGGTGTGGATTGCCGGAAACCCGACATATCCAGATAGATTGTATTATTCCACGAAACCACAGCCAGCAGTCACTCAGACGGTTACATGGTCTACTGATCCGACTACGGGCGTTCAGTGGATGGATATTTCACCGAATGATGGACAATGTATCACCGCGTTACGAAAATACAAGACAGCACTTCTTGTGTTTAAGCCGAATAGAATCTACCGTGTTTACAGTATAAGTCAGTTTGACCAAGATCCGTTCTTTGCTGTGGGTACATACTCTCAAGAAAGCGTAGTAGAAACGAAGGCTGGACTATTCTTCCATCACTCGTCTGGGTTCTATCAGTACGATATATACGGGAATGTTCAGCAGATTTCCATTCCTATTCAAGACATTATTTTAGCTATTCCCGTTTCAGCATACTCATCAGTGGCGGGTTGGATTGATCCAGACGGAGACCACATAAACTGGAGTGTCGGAACGGTTACATACGGAGGCGTAACATACCAAAACATGGTAGTCCGTTACCGCATTTCAACTCAAGTGTGGACACATAGGCTGTACCCGACCCAGTTTATCTGTTCTGGAATATATAATAGCGGTACGACTTTATACAATTTGGTCGGAGATAAATCTGGCATGGTAAACGGATACAATTGGGGTACAACCGACAATGGCGCGCCGATTCCGTATTCACTGACTCATCGTTGGGAAAATTTCGATGGGCTTCTATCAACTCGCAAGGTCATTCAAACGATGCTTTTCAATCACTATGGCGGGGCCGGTACGAATGTGAATTACCAAGTCGAAGGAGACACCGCAAACGACTGGAGTAAGCGAGTGGGTAAAGGTCAGTTAGGTCAATACAACACAGGATTCAATTCTGTGGGCATCAAAGGTCGAAAAATCCGCATACGCTTGTCGGGACAGAATAGTGGACAGAGTTTTGAGTATGGAGGATATGAAGCAGTAGGTGCAACAGATGAGCTGATAACTTTCACAAACTAACATGCAAGACCCTCCACAACAGGACACCTTATATCAAGTATACGACCGAAGTCTCACCAAGATTACTGGTCAAGAACAAAGCAATTCAATGATTGCTATGGTGGATTCTATAACTGCCAACAATTCTAAGACAAATGCTTCCTCGGTATCATTTGCCGCTTCTTCTATCGCTTCAGGAACGAGTACATCAAACACAAGTGTATCTGGCGCACTTCTGTCAAACAAATCCGGCTTTGCTGATTATGCCGATGCTGGTTTTTTTCTAGGCGTGGATACTGATGGAATACCTAAATTAAATATCGGAAATTCGACAAGTTATATCACATGGAATGGCACATCTCTTGTCGTTGTTGGTGGTGTATCAGTTGGATCATTGAATATACCCGACACCACGACTGCAAGTTCATTTCATACCGACTCGTCAGGCAACTCATGGTGGGGAACGAATGTAGCTACCGGATATGCCACCGCTCCAGCCTCTATTCTCGCCACAGGCGTCGCTCAATTCACAAACATAACCATAACTGGAGGATCGGTGGCCGCTAGCACGCTAGCAGGTATCGTAGCCCTTGCAAACCAGAATGTGGCCGCACAGAATTGGACTCAAACAAGTGTATTCTCATTTTCAAGTGCTACCGTGGTTGCATGGACATCAGGAACATTCACAACAGCCGCAGGTACGGCATATTCAATCAGTTCGGGAAACACTGGTACAATGGCCGCACGAACATATATATATCTTGACATTGCCGTCTCTACGACTGCCTATCAAACTACGACCACTCCAGCTCTGGCCGTAGGGACAGGAAAGGTCATGGTAGCGACAGCTATAAACAACAC